TCAAAACAACCCAGCCGGTTCAGCTTCTCGATCCCAACTGTAGATCACCAGCTCACCGCGCTCCACACGGTTGGCGCCGCCGCCCACCGTGTAGTCCAGCTTCAGCGCCTCCATGTCGAACCCTGCAAAGCATTCACGGATCGCGGGGTGATCGTTGATGCTCACCACTGCCTTCCCCTTGATCGCCTTCAGCTTGGCTGCCATCAGCACGTATTGCTCCCAAGGGAATGGCACGCCGTAGCCTTCGGTCTCCCAGTAAGGCGGGTCCAGATAGAACAGCGTGTGTGCCCTGTCATAGCGATCAATGCACGCAGCCCAGTCCAGGTTCTCTATATAGGTGCCGCTGGCCAGGCGCAAATGTGCGGCCGACAGGTTCTCCTCGATCCGCAGCAGGTTGATGGCCGGGGCAGTGGTGGCGGTGCCAAAGGTCTGGCCAGCTACCTTACCGCCGAAGCTCTGCTGCTGTAGGTAGAAGAACCGGGCGGCCCGCTGCACGTCGGTGAGCGTATCGGGGCGGGTTTCCTGCAGCCACTTGAACACCTGGCGGCTGGTGAGCGCCCATTTGAACTGGCGGACGAACTCTTCCAGGTGATGGGTGACGACCCGGTACAGGTTGACCAGGTCGCCGTTGACGTCGTTCAGCACCTCGACGTCGGCCGGGTGGCGGGCAAAGAACACCGCCGCACCACCGGCGAAGACCTCCACATAGCAGCTATGGGATGGGAACCTGCTCAGCAGCAGGTCGACGAGGCGGCGTTTGCCGCCGATCCAGGGAATGATGGGAGCCATGAGGCCCTTTCAAGTCTGGCGCTCCCTGGCGCGCTGATGGGGGGCTCTCGGCCCTCAAGGTATTAATTGCCCCACAGCGGGGGCATTTGATGACGAGGCGGGTGAACACACCTTCGCCCAGTTTGCGGGAACATGCACCGCACCGTATTTCTTCCATTGCAAGCCTGTTTCTCTGAATGAAAACTCCGATAGACTCGCCGCACTCTGTACAGGGTGGCGGGCCTTGTCGGGCTTGCAGGCATCTTCTGCATGTTCGGGGCTTGGCCAAGTGTTAGCGCACCTGGCTGGGTCGCCCGTCTTTTACTTCCTATCCCTCTGCTGAGACATACGTCAGCGTTGGCGCACCCCCTTCAACTGCCCCAGCTCGTACAAATACACGCTGCCCTACTGTGGCCTCGCCGCGAGCCTGGATAACTCCGCCCCCCGGCAGCATGACCGTGACCGCCCCCTCATTGCTCGAAACCACATCTCCGACTTCCAGAGATTGCTCCGGTATCAGTGCCAAGAATTCTCTGTATGCGTTAGCCATGTACTTCGATCTCTATCGTTTGACGCAAACGTGGCCGACTCCAATTGATTGAAGTGCTTCGCACAATGCCCATCACCGAACTGTCTCCCAGATACCGCACGAACTTGCCAGGCACGATGACTCCGGTCTCGGGGAGAACCTGCATAGTCAGAGTTACGCGTTGTTGTTTGCCTGTATCGGACAACTCAGCGATACCGCGCTGACGGTGTACGTCAGGGTGAGTCATCAATGAGTGAGTCACTTGTGGCGCGATGATGTTTCCTGCCGTCCCTGCCCTAGTGAAAGGCCCAAAAACTCCCTTACTTATCCCCCCGAGAAACACCCGGTTGTATTCGGGCTTATCAATAAAATTAATCGCCTCAACCTCTGCCGCGTCTTCTGGAATCTCGAAGTCAGGCGTTACGTCACTCCAGAGCCAGGACGCACGTGGGTAACGCGGGATTACGAGCAGGGTAGAGGCCGTGTTGTGGGGTTGCACATAACCGCCTGCTGCACCTGCGATATCGGTAATCGCATCGATGTAGCTGCCTTTGATCGCCCAAGCCCCCGCAGGAACCAGCCAATCATCCAAACCCCATTCCACGGTCCATCCCAGAGGCACGCCGTTGACGGTAAGCACGTCAGACATAAGTTGTTGCGCGGTCCGCTCGATTGGGTTGCTGAATGACTGCTTGGGAGCATCTGAAGCACCAAGCACTGAAGCTTTCCCCTTCCCTGAAACGGCCCAGCGCTTCGGCCCAAACCGTCGCTCCCGCGATCGACTTTCCAACCGGAGCCGAAACTCCACTCCATTTACGAACGCTGCCAACTCGGCTGGGTCACCCGAGTTGTCGCGCCCCAAGTGCATCTCCGCATCGCCATGCAGCGATGCATTCCATAACCAAGTCCAGGATTGGTAGTCCAGCGACATGTTGAAACTGTCGGCATGGAGTTCTGCCCCTGTGTCCAGTCGATATAGCTTGATGTCGTTGATCACTATGTAAGCCTTCTGAATGGGGATAACGATCGTTTTCCCCGGCTCTGGCCCAGGGTCATGGCGCTCGCACACAAACACCAGGCCCAGCGGCAGGCTTGGGTTGTGCAGCTCTTCAAAAACAAGATCGGCAGGCAGGCTGGGTACATAGCACGGGTCTGGCTGCGGCGGTACCGGGCGGGGTGTGATGCCTGGCGGCGGCTTGCGCGCCTCTTCGTACCGGCCAGCCACGGCGCGGGCCAGTTGCTTGGCATCACGGAACCCGGCCAGCACCACCGCAGCAGTGCGTGCGGCTTGCTGGTACTGCTGGGCCGTGGTGTTGCGCAGGCGCCTGGCGTCTTCGTAGCGCTGAAGCACCACCCAGCCCACGCGGGCCGCTTGCTGGTACTGCTGGGCCACAGCGTTGCGCAGCGGCTGGCCTTGCTCAAAACTTTGCGCCACTGGCGCCGCAGCCAGCGCGCGGGCCTGCTGGTAGCCCTGCCGCAGCAGGGATTGCAGAGGCTTGGCGCCTTCATAGCGCACCTGCACCAGCGCACTGAGCTGCTCAGCGTTTTGCCACAGGGCAGACAGCACCGCCTGCAATGGCTGGGCCTGTTCGTACCTAGCCAGGGTGCCAGCCCGCACAGGCCGCGCCTGCTGGGCCGTGCTCTGCACCACGTTGACCATCGGGCGTGCCACGTTGACGTCATAGGCCACAGGCACTGCGCCGCGCAGGCCAGACAGGCGGCCAGTAGCACGCGCGAGCACCAGGCGGCGCACAGGCACATGGCCACGCAAGCCGGTGATACGCCCTGCCGCGCGCAGCGTAACCGTGCCGACACTGCCGCCCCCATCGTCGCCAAAGACGATTTCAACAGGGCTGCCGGTTGGATTGGCGCCAGCGCTAAAAAGCAGGTCAGTGCTTGCCACACGTCATGCCCTCACGTCAGCGCCGTTTCGCCCAGCTGCACAAGGCCGCCCGCGTACAGCAGGGGCGATGTTTCGCCAGCAGGGGTTTCTCCGCCCTCAAGCTGCCAGCCGCCGCCGTTGGCCGCGTCGGTGCAGTTGCTGGTGGCGATGATGGAGCCATCTGCAGCCACCCAATCCGCCCAGCGCGGCAGGCCATTGGAGAGCACCAGGGCGCCCTCCACATCACGCGGGTGCATGACCAGTACGCCATCCACAATGCTGGCGCACGGCTTGAGCAGCACCAGCTCCGCTTGGGGGGCATCGGTACGCGGCACCGCAATGGATGCGGGCTGCGGGGTGGAGTAGATGCGCACGCAGGCAAACCCGGCGCCTTGGTCAGCTCGGGCAATGGTGGCGGCCAGCTGCGCAGCGGCGGCTTGGGGGCCGACTTCCCACACGGCGCTCATGGGGCCACCTCTGGCGCCAGGCGGCTGGCAGCCACTGGGCGAAAGTTGCCTGCGGCGTCTTCGGCCAGCGTCAGGAATTGCTGGGTGGTGTCGATACCTTCAAATACAAAAGCGCCCGTGATCGGGTCACTCCACACCTCGCGCACGGGCAGCTTACTGCGCTGGTGCAGCAACACCACACGCGACTTGGCTGGCGCATCGGGGGTGCCAGCAGCGCCCTTGATCTTGGTGGTTCCCCAAATACGTCCCGAGCCTCCAAACTGCAGATCGACAGCCAACTGCTGGCGACCGGGCGCCACAGCCAGCAGCGGTCCAGGAATCGACCGGACCATCCAGCTCTGCATGCCGGTGGCAAGCAGCGGCCCATCAAACACAATCGGCAGCGCCAGCATGGTGTCCAGCCCCTGCGCCAGACCACCAGATGCCTCAACCAAGCTCTGCGGGGTGGACCACACCGCACCATCGTCAGAGAACTGGAGCCTCACATTGGCAGGCGCATACGAGCTTGAAGTGGGGTAAACGCGCACCTTGCGCACATCCACCGCGCTCAAGAAGCTGTACCCAACCCACTGTGGGTAGGCTACGCCCGAAGCGGTGGCGTAATACGTGTTGACGTCCTTATCAAACAGATAAGCCTTCAGGTAAGAACCACCGTACTCGCTGCTGGCTGAGCCAACACCGCCCACCGACAAGTCCTCGCCTTGCGCATCAAAAAAGCCCACTTCTCGCAGGTCAACCGTACTCCCAGGCCCCTTGTCAAAAAGGATGCGCCAATGCAGATGCGCCGCCACGTCAAACTCCCCACGGCCCAGTAATGTCCACAAACATCACGCCGGTAGGGCTGCTACCAGGATCGCCCACCGTGATAGCTTCAAAAGTCCTGCCCGCATAGGGGCCCTGGCCCACAATGAGCTGGCCCGTTGCAAATGCCCCGCTGCCAATCAGCGGCTGCGGCGAGTGGTACACGCCTGGCAGCACTCCGCGCAAGTCGCCCCCTTGGTACAAATCGACTGGGCCAACGCGCAGTGAGTTGTCAGACGGGTTGGGGAACGTGAGTGGCATGGCTGCGTAACCAGACGATCCACTAAACACGCGCGATGACTTCGCCAAAGGCCCCAGCTTGTTCAGACCCAGCGCTCCACCGATCCCCAACGCGCCCCGAGCGACATAGCACGCGTGATACGAGGATGTGATCGAGCTGATTGCTGCAGAGCCATCGAGCGCGTCTCCCGCTGAGGTGTTGGATACACCCAAACCGCCACCAGACACCATGCACGCGTAGGGATCCACCCCCTTACTTGACACAAAATCGCCCAACACGTAAACGCCGTACGAGTCAAGGTATGACTCCAGAGGCGCCACCGCCAAGATCATCACGCGGCTGCTGATGTACATGCGCCAAGGTCGCGCAGCAGTGGTCGTTGCGTCGCTCTTGGGTAAATAGAGGCCGCCTGCAAACTGCGCTTCGGTCGGGAACCGGCCCGTGCCCGTGTTGATGTCTGTCATGGCCTCGTACCCGACCACACGCGCCCGGCTGGTAGTTGTGTCGTCAATGCGCAGCACGCAGCCAGTGGCCTCGGGCACGGACGGCTTGAGGGCGATGACATTGGTGAGCGTTCCCGCAAACAACTCTTGCCATCCAGCGGGCGCGGCCTTGCTGGTGATGGTGCCGGTTGCAGCACCATCGGGCACCCCGGGCGCGGCGAAGGTGACCGAATTGCCTGTGGCCGACAAAATCACCTTGTTGCCATTGAGCGCTGCAGGCGTTGCCCCAGCGTATTGCGCAACGTGGCCCGCCTTGAAAGGATGCGCCCCCGCATAAGTGGCTGTTGCGACACCGCTGGCCACCGTGAGCGATGCCACGGCACCAGCGCCGAAGCCGTCCACTGCACAGGCCTTGACCACAGCACGCAATGCCCCGACAGCGCCGCTCAGCACAGGCGCGCCAGGCTGGGAAGAATCAAAAGTAAAAATCATGTCTGCCTCGCTCAGATGACTGGTGTAGTGGGCGCACGATCCACATCGCCGCGCTCGGTGATTTCAAAGGCGTAGTCGGTGCCAGTGGCCTGGCCCGGCTGCACGGCTCGAATCAATGCCAGGGGGTAGAACGCCCCCACGGTGGGCAAGAAAAGCACGTTGCCCGCTGCCCAGCCGCTGCCCCACCCTGCGGCAGGCAGCCGGAAGTAAGGCGCGCTGCTGATGGGGTTGATGGGGGCAATCTCGGTGTTGCGGCTGAACGTGCCGAGGTTGCCAACGTGCTCGCCAATCACCTCCACATCCATGCCACCCGCGAGCACGCGCAGGGCAAACCGCTCGGTGATGGCGCCCGCGTTGGTGACCACCGCCGGGAATGCCGCGTCGTTGTATGAGGCGCTGGCCGGGCCGGAGGGGCCGACCGCATCCAGCCAGGTCACGCCGTCCCAGCTTTGTTGATCCCACACAGGCAGCGCACGGGCGCGCAGGTCGCCCGCCATGAGGGCGCTGGAGACCACGGAGCCCACGGGGAACGCGTGCGAAAGCTGGCTGGTAAAGCGCAGCGTGCCGTCAATCTGCAGGTCAGCCACGCGGGTCATCTGCTCGATGCGGTGGCGAATCGTCACGGGCTGCACCCAGCTGCTCACATCGACGGCGGTAATCACACCCGCGTCCAGATCCACGCTGTAGCCAGCCTGGATGAGGTTGCCATCGGCGCCGATCAGATACACCCGCGAGAGGCGCGTGCGCCCGCAGTTGATGGTGTTGCCGTTGCTGTAAGTGGCCGCCGCAATGGTGGCGGTGTGCCCCACCACCACGAAGCCGCCCACGCGGTAGATAGGCACCCGGCCATCGGGCGGCAGGCGCACGGGGTCGATGCCAAGAATGTCGGCATCCAGCGGCAGGTAGAAGTAAGCCACGCTGTTGTAGCGCAGGCTTGATGGATCGACCGGCCAGGGGCGCCAGATCTTGCCCGCCTGCACCGCACCCACATCGGCGGGGTTGTACCACCACTCTGCCTTTTGCGCGGGCGTGAGGGTGGCGTCGTCCACATAGTCGCCAAACTGCAGCTCAGCGGTGCCGCCCTCATAGTCCGCCCGGCCCCGTGCGTGGTCGCCGCTGAGCGTGCCGTCTGCCGCCGAGGTGACGGTAAGCGGGTTGCCCGACAGATCCACCAGCGTGAGCACCAGCCCCTCGGGCTTGAGCGGTGCGGCCTGGGTGCGGAAGAACACGCTGGCCGTGTTCCAGGCTGCGCGGCGCGTCCACAGGCTTTGCAGGGTGATGCTGGCGGGGCTTGAGCCCACCACGTAGTCCGTGAGCGTGGCGATGCCCGCCAGGTAGTCCACCGAGCCAGATGCGGTGCCAGGCGCGGTATCGGTGCGGTCACGGTACAGCACACCCTCAAAGTCTTCATAGGTGTGGCCCATCCACACAAAACGCACGCTGCCAGGCACGATGCGGTCTGAGGTGTAGGGGCACAGGTCAATGGTGACGGCAGGCGGCGTGAACGACTCGGTGGCCGAGGTGGGCGACAGGGGCGCGACGGAATAGCGCACGATGATGCTGCCCAGCTGCTGGGCCGACACGGTGGTGGTGCCGTACTCACCGCCCTTGTTGCTGGCCGATGTGGATGGGGAGGTGCCCGAAGTCTCAAACGCCTGGGCGTCTTCGTAGTCTGACTTGTAGCTGGTGGTGGATGTGTCCAGGCTCACCACGCGCAGGCTGATGGATTTGCCCGCGTAGTTGACCGTGCCCAGGGGTGCCACGAAGTTGCCAGCGCCATCATCAGTGGCGCGGTTGAGCGCAATCACACGCCGGGTGTTGGCTGCATCTTGCTGAGCCGCCCGAAGGTGCTGGGCTGAGCTGGTGGTGGACGCCACGCGCACACGAACGCCCCCGGTCAGGGGGTAGCCCAGGATTTCGGCATCGTCGGTGAACGACGGGTCACTGCGCACCACAACCCCGCCAGCAACCGCGGTTTTGGTCGCATCGGATGCCGTGAGCGTGCCGCCGCTGGTGCTGGAGACCTCTTGCGCCGTCATCCACACCACCTCTACCGACCCCGCCACCGGCTGCTGCGCCAGGGTGAGGGCCACGCTGCCGGTAGCGTCTACCGTGGGCGAGGCAAAGGTTTCTTCTTGCAGCGTGTGGTATTCATACGAAGCCGAGATCTCAGCGCCAGGGTCTGGCATGGCCGTGGGGCGCAGAAACACCGAGCCTGAGGGATGATCCACCTCACCCACACCTGCGCCAGTTATCTTGCCCTGGGCGTTGGCCGTGGCAGTCTGCAGCACGCCGCCAGACAGCCATGACAGCACCAGCGTGGCGGGCTTCACCCCGGGATGGTCCAGGCGCCAGGCGTATTCAGGCGCACGCACCTGCGCGCCCTGGGCGCTGCGGTTGTTGTAGCCCACCGACTCACCCCACTGGATGACGATGCTGCTGCCTTCGTCTGGCAGGGCCTGCAGCGTCATCTCCGTGTTGCCGGTGGTGTAGATAACACGGCCCGAGCCCGAGCCGGTGAGCACGCCCGCACCGTCGTCGGCAATGGTGTACCAGCGGCCCAGCGCCCGGTAGCTGATGACCAGCGTGCCAGGCGTTGGCAGCGGCTTGAGCAGTGCAACAAACGAGAAACCCCGGTTGCTCTGGTTGACGCGAATGCGCCGGGTGTGGGCCGCCACACCCACTTCGACCAGGCGGGGCGCCGTGGCCAGCACAATGGAACGCACCGCGGCGGGGCGCTGGTCAAGCGCCGGGGTTTCGGTGCGCGAGCTGGGCACCAGCTGGGTGTAGATGCTGGCCACCTTCACCGACTGGTCACCCAGCGCAGCGGCCACCGTCAAAGGAGAGGCGCCGTAATACTCGGCCGCATCGGCCACCGTGGTGTCGCGCACGATGGTTTTGCCCGCCTGGTTGGCAAACTCGCGGTTGGGCGCAGAGCCGGGGAAGTTGAACCGCAGCGAGTCGGACAAATCCAGCTTGGTCACATCGGCGTCAAAGTCCACAAAGCTGCCGCCGCTGGAATAGGTGAAGGTGCGGCGGGTAGTTTCAGAGCGCGTCACGCGCACGTACTGAATGCGCTCGCCAGAGGTGCCCGCCTGGTAGGACAGCACCAGGGTGCGGCCAATGTCTGGCACCGCTGTGCCTGGGCGGTGGAAGATCTGGATGGATTTTTGGCCCGCAACGTGGTCTTCCAGCAGCGCGCCATTCCACACCACGGACTGAATGAGATAGTTGGCCACGGCCTGGGCGATTTCGCTGCGGCGGGCAAACAGGCTGCACTTGGCCAGGCTGACCGATACATTGGGATCAGTGGGCAGGCGCGAGAGGATGACGTTCGCGCCCATGAGCGCGTCGGTGGTGGGCGTGAGCACGCCCATGTGCACCTGGCGAATGGACACGTTACCGCCTGCGCGGGCGGTTTCGGTCACATCGCCAAACACTGCATTGCTGCCACCGTAGGGGATGACGGTACCGGTGGGGCCGCCGCCGCCTTCTGGCACGTCATCCATGACGCGGCTGGCCAGCAGCTTGATGTCGCCTTCAAGAATGGTCATAGGGTTTCAGACTTTCAAAAATCTAAAGGTGGGTCGGTACAGCAATTCCGCTTCAACTTGCCCATCCATCACAGCCATGATTTGGCTGTCTTGAATCTTCCACACAGGCTGCGCGGTGAAGCCGCCTTTGGCATGGTCAAAAAGAACCTTGTGAACGGCTCCTCGTAAAACCAACTCGAACTGAACTCCAGGAAGAGAGGCCCAGTTACTCAGGGTGCTGCACAGAGCACGAGTGATCCAAGCATTCGTGTCTGCTCCCTCGAGAGTGATGGGTTGACCGGACAGCTTGGTAGACAGATCAACCAGCAAGCGACCGGTGGTGCTGTACGTCGTTGATTGCTCTACGGGGCTCCAATCAAACTCGTCCGCCCAATGCAGTCGGTCACCGAGGTTCGCGGTGGTCCCGTTATAGGTAAGGGTGATGCTCATAGGATTTCTAAGTGACAGTTGCGCCCTTGACTTGCGCTAGCGAACGCAGCAAATCTTTCTCCGTCTGCGCGCTCCTCTCATCCACATGACGCGTTTGACCACGCTCAACGCCCCAACCACCGACGCCATTGATGGTGATGTTGTTGATATAGGTATTGCCTCCGCCAGTAACGGGACCAGGAGCTGACGTGGGTGGTGGCGTGGCGGCGTTAGGATTGCGCTGGCGTTCACGCAGCTCTTTGTCACGCTTAGCACGTTCAACAATGTCGGCTGCCTGGATCTGGCCTGCCTCGTCATATTTTGAGTATTCGGCTACCTTGCCCAATGCCTCTGCAAGCGTTCCGTATTTGCCCGCCCACCGCTTTTGCGCGCTGCTGGCCTCATAGTCCACACCACCCTGCGAATTGAGGAACTGTTTAGACAGCTCCTCGGCGACTACGTCCTCAAGTCCAGCGCTTTTGAGGTATTCGATGATGGAGGACCGTGTCCAGACGAACTGCTGCTGGACATTGCCCTTAGCATCGCTTGTCATCCCGTCCCTGTTTCGGAACTGGTTGCCACTGCTGCCTACTTCCTGGACACCAGCGCCCAGCTCCTCACCCTGCGAGCTGCGCCTCCCCGGTGCAAATGGCCCACCGGCTGCGCCTGCCAGCTTGTTCAGAGCATTCGTCTGCTGCTGGATAGACGAAGTTGTGGAGTCGGTGGAACCCTTCAGCTGCCCTTGCACGTTAGCCAGGTCGCGCAGCTTGTTAGCCGTCGTCTCAGCGATATCGCCCTCCAGGCGCTTCACTTCTGCAGCCTTCAGAGCGGCTTCGATTTCAAGCTTCTTGGCGCCGTTGTACTCACCAGCTGCAATCAGCTCGGCACGCTTGGCCTGGGCGCTGGCGATCGCGGCATCGGCTTCAATGCGCTTGGCCTGAGCCGTCAGCGTGAGCAGCTCGATCTCCATGCGCCTGATCTCGTTTTGCGCAGCAATGGCCCCGCGTTCGTCGCCCCGCGCCTTGGCTACCTCATAAATGCGCTGTTGCTGCTCCATTGCCAGCCTGATCGTGGCCGCCTGGACGTCCAGGTCCGTGAGCTGCAGGTTCCGCCTCGCCTCAATGGCCCGCATCTGGTCCTGCAGCGCATCACGGTAAACCAGCGCCGCTTTCCCCGCCTCCAGCTCGGCCTTGGTCACATCCTCGGCCGTTGCCTTTCCTGCCGCCCTGGCTGCACGCACTTCCTCCAGCTTGGCCTTGGTGCGCTCGTAGGCGTCGCGCAGCTCGCCCAGGCGCGTGCTGTTGTCCTTGTTGGCCTCTTGTTCGGCCTGCGCTGCAGCTGCTGCAACCTTGGATGCCGCTGCTTGCGCAGTTGCGGCCCCCGCATCCGCCTCGCGCAGTGCGATTTGCTTGTTCAAATCGTCAAGCTGCTGTTTCTTCTCAGGAATGGTTTTGACCAATTCGTCACCAATGGCCACGAGTGCATCACGCTCAGCCTTGAGCACGTTCACTTCCAATTGGCGCTGCTTGGCAATGTTGAGCGACTGCTCGGCCTGCACTTCGGCGGCTTGGGTTGCTGCCACACGTTGCTCGCGCTCCGTTCCAAATGCCTGCGCCATGGCGGTAGACGCGGCAGCTTCGGCATTTCGCAAGGTGGCCGTCTTCTCCACTTGGGCGGCCATTGCCTCAACTTCTTTGGAGACCTCTTTGTAGGACGTGCGCAGGTTTTCCCATTGGACCGTGGCATTCTTCGCCGCATCAGCGGCGGCAGTCGTTGACTTCCCTTGCTCATCTTGCTTCTTCGCAGCCCTATCAGCTGCCACAAAGAGCTGCGCGTACTCGTCATCGATTTGCTGCAATCGCACCTGTAGGCGCTGCTGCGCGGCCTCGATGGTGTCGCTTGAGAATGCGGCTTTTGCCATTTCCCAACCTGCCTGGGCTCTGGCCGCAGCCTTAGTTAAACCTGCTGCAAGTGCAACGCCCGCCTGCTCAACCACCTGGAACTCGGATTTCAGATAGGTGCCGATCTCCCAGCCGATCCAACCAGAAAGCGCGACGTTGCCTGCGGCCTTCAGCGCTGCGCCCATCTTGACCCCGCTAGCCGCTGTGGCGACCATGAGCGCTTGGGTCTCTTTGGTTGCCAGCACCAGTTGTGCGGTGTACGCCTTCAGCGCGCCAAGGGCCTTCAGTGCCCAAACAACCACCATGACTTCACCAACGGCCGTTGCTGCACGAACAACAGAGTCAAGATTCGCAGAGAGCGTGTCGATCAACTTCACGATTTGATCGGTGCTCTTGTGCGCTTTGTTGGCCTCACCTAGATACACGCTCCATGTGTTTGAAAGGCGCGTGACGGCATCCTTCAATGTGGCCGACATGCCTGCAGCCAGCTCCTTGTTCTTCTCAACGGTCTGGCGCAGCCCTTCGTTCAAGTCTGCGATCGACAGCGCTCCCGTCACGCCCAGGTTGCGAATCTCTGAGGCCGTTTTGCCCGTTGACACCGCAATGGCGTCAACGATAGTTGGCATGGCAGACATGATCGACGTCCAGGAGTCCGCCTCAACCTTGCCGGTCTGAATCGACTTCGAGTAGGCGTCGATAGCTGATCGCCCCTTGTCAGCGCTAGCTGCATTGGTCGTGAGCAGATAGCTAAAGCTGTCCGTGATGTCGAGGACGTCTCGCGTTGTGTACGACAGCGAGCGCAATGCTGCTGCCGTCTGGATGTACATCTCTTGCTGCTCTACCAATGGGCGGTAGGTGAGATTTGCGGTCTCCAGCAGCCGCTTCTGCACGAGCTCGTATTCCGCTGTGCCATTGCTGGCCATCTGGATACGCTCGGCCATTTGGCCGTAGGCATCGGCGGTGGCAATTGCGTCTTTGGCGAACTGCACCACATTGACAGCTGCGAACAAGCCACCAATGGCCTTCGCAACAGAAGTGAGCTCCGTATTGAGCTTTTGAGACCGCTGATCTAGCTGTTGAAATGCTCCTCCCAGTTCACGAGATTGCTGGGCAGAGCTATCGGCTGCAGCTGCCTGCACGCGCAGAGCTTTGGCCTGGTTCTCAATGGCTTTGAGCTCATCTTGTTGGGCTTGAGTCAAAGGCCCCACAGCCGCCAGTTGCTCCCGCCGCGCATCTGCAGCTGCTTGAATGGCCGTGGCCTCTGCGCGCAGGCGCTGAGCCAGGAGCTGCGACTGGTCTGCTTCAACGCGGATGATTGCGTTGGTAGCTTCAGCTGCGGCCTTTTCGTCGCCTCGCGCCTGCGCAGCCTTCAGGCGGGCTTGCTGCTCGGCCTGTGTTGCGACCAGGTGCTGGCGCTGCAGCTCAATTTCAGACTGCTCAACCTGCAGGCCTGCTTTGATCGCTTTGGTCTTGGCGTCCACCGCCTGGGCGAGCTCGCCGAGGTCGACAGCGGCCACCGTGGCTGCTTGGGCTACCCCTTTGACGCCATCGGCCGCAGCCTTGGAGCCAGTGCCAAGCCCACGCGCCTGGTCGTCTGCAGCGTCCTCTGCCGCAGCTAGTTGCGTAACAGCACCCTGAGCCTGCTTGGCATCCGCGCCCAGGGCAGAGACAGCGTCGCCAGCGTCTTTGCTGGCAGATTCCAGCCGGTCAACCCCTGCACCTGCAGCGGTCGCGGCCTGCGCAAGGTCTTTGGCGCTTTCGTCGATGTTCTTCAGATCGCCCGCGAGCTCGCTCACGCCTTCGCGCTGCAGGCGGACTTTGAAGTCAATCTGGTTGTCTTTTGCCATGGAGGTGATTGCGATCGAGGGCTGTAAGAGAAAGGGCCGCGCGCCGCCTCGGTGTGCGGCGGGCGGCCCTTGGCCAAAGTGCGACTTACGCGACGCGAGCGCGGTAGTACTTGCTCAGGCCCGCCCCGGTCTTGGTGGGGTCCATCAGCACCGTGCCTTCGACATCGAGGGCGTTGAAGCCCTTGCCGATGAGCGTGAGCGCCTTGGTAACGCCCTGGCTCGCCCGGAAGATGTTCACCACCACCGGGTTGCCGCTATCGGCTTCGTTCATGCCGCCGAAGATCAGCTCCAGCTCCACGGCCTTCGTTGTCAGCGCCTCAATCGCTGCGTAAGCGCCGTAGCCGTAGCTGACCCAGAGCTTGTCGGTGGCCAGCACATCCTTGGCGTCGGGCAGTAGGTAAATGCCCTCGTGGCGAACCTCGTAATTCAAGGCCATGTCCACTGAGGTAGCTGCTGCCGCCGTATCGCCTTTCTTCACAACCACGTTGGTGGGGCTGATGTGCTCCAGGGGCAAAAGGCCGCCCAGCGTTGCAACATGCGGCTCGTCTGTCTTGGTGCCCGCACCGATGGACTCCACCGTGCCCAGCACGCTACGCGCCAGGTTCACCACGTTCAAGTCGGCCAGCTTGGCCTTGAGCTTCACTTCCTTGACACGGCGTACCTCAGCATGAGTGCCTCCGCCCAAGGCCGTCATGTCTTCTTGGGTCTGAACGTCTTCGCTGTGCTCCAGGCCCAGCTCCAGCACATTGCCAATAGGCATGGGCAGGGCTTGAGAGCCGTACACACGGGCGTAGACCTGGCCCACCGTCATGCTGGGCTTGTAGATTTGTTTGGTGACTTCGATCGCCATGGTGGGCTCCTATAAAAGCAGTTCAGATTTGAAAACCGTCTCGACCACGAAGGCGAGCGGCAGGTAGACAAAGCCAGCGCTGTGTCCAGCGCTTGGGCTGGGCGACAAACGCATGGGCCCCGCCACGTTGGGTGGTCTGAAGCCCATCAGTGCAGCCCCCGCTCTGGCCGCCAGTTCCCCGGCCTCGGAACGAGCTGCCTCGCCAGTTTTGAGAGTGCGAACGTTCTTGACGGCGGCCACAATCAACCAGGTGTGGTCCAGGGTTGCAGCTCGGCCATCTGGGCGTGATGCGTCCGCGACGCGAAAGCCATTCCAGATCACATGCACCGCAGGCGTCGGCTGGCTTTCTTCTTTCACCAGCGCCAGGTCGCTCGCCGTCAGCACATGCACCTGGGGCCGCAGATCGGCCAATGCATCCTTCAGCCGGTCCACGATGAAAGGCTCGGGCGCCAGAAAGTTGTTGGCGTGCGCCTGGATGGAAGCATTGGTGGACATCAGTACCGCCCCCAGTCAAACGCACTGCTAGGTGCACGCGTCACCACATGCCCAGCAGGCTGAGCCACTTCCGTGTCGGTGCCACCCAGGCTCACCACGCCCTTGTTCAGGTCAACCAGGTACTGGTCTGCCCAGGCCGAACCGCGCCGCAGGTCCTCTGGCACCGAAGAGCCATAGAGGCGCTTGAGCGCGATCGCGGCCACCGCTGCAGGCAAGCTGCTGCCTTGCACCAGGTCGGCTGGAATAGGCATTTGCGCCCGATAGCGGGGGAACAGATAGGTGTCGGCATGCTTACTGGCACGGTCCAGGGCGTCCTGCAGGCGTGCCAGAGCCACTGTGGCCACCGCAACATCCTCGGCGGACCAGGCGCTGGTATCACCTGCTGCTGCCACGGTGGACAGGAGCGTGGCATCGAGCACGGCGTCGGGGGCACCGCGCTGGGCCAGCTCGCGCCAGCCCTCTGTGGCCGCGTTCACCAGGTCAGTCAATGTTGCGTATGCAGACACAGTGGCGCCCCGTCAGCGCAGCACGCGGATGAGGTCGCCAGCAGCTGCGGCCGCGTCACGGGCCCGGCCAGCAGCGACACCGGCAGCCAGGGTAATGGCGCGGCCTGTGGCATCGCTTTGCACCTGCGCCCCCACTGCCACGGCGCCACCGGCTTCGACCAGCATCTCGCCATGTGTGGCCACAGAAGCCTGCTCACCAGCGTCAAAGCTCGTCGTCGGCACACCGAGTGCAGCGTCCGTGGCGTTGGCAGTAGCGCCCGCAAAGTTGGCGAAGCGATAGCGCGCCAGCGCAGTGGCCGCCAGGATGGTCGTGGCCATCAGGATTTTTTCAGTCTGCATGCTTACTCCTCGAGAGTTTCAAAAGCAGGAGTCACCAGGTGGCCCAGGCGGTCGGCCTGGGCATCGGTCAACTCCAGCGGCTCGCCTACGTCGTAAAAGGCCTGGTCGTGCCGGATCGGCACAGAGCCCACGCGGTAGGTGCGTTTGGCGCCGGATCGAGCGCGGGCTTCGTCGGGCGTCGGCGTCGCCGCATCTCCCGCTGCCTCTACCGTCGTGGCGTCTGCCTGGGTGCTGCCTTCGGCCGCACCTTCCGGTAGCGCAGCGCCACCGGGCGCCGTCGCCGCCAGGTTCTCCTGGCCGGTCGTCTGGGCCACCTGGTCAGAACCTGGGGCGCCGGTTGCACCAGCACCAGACGCAGGGGTTTTGTCAGCGTCGAGCTGGCCCGCAGTGGTGACGGGCTTGTCATGGCTGGTGCCTTGATTTTTGGGCGGTGTCTTTGCCATGATCAAGCCGCTCCCTGCACGAGATAGCCAGCCTCAGCACCCAGCATGTAGGGGCGGAAGATGTCTGTATTGCGGATGATTTCCAGCTTGCCGTCCTCGGTGCGGGTGTCCACCACCGGGTTGCCCTTCTTGCGCAGGGTGTAGCCAAAGCTGGGCTCATAGGCAGAGCGCACCGGGGCATCGCCAGCCACTGCAGGCGCGGCTTTGGGCACATAGGCCAGCACCAGGTTGCCGCCCCACAGGTCTGTGACGACACCGTTGTCTGTCGAATAGATCCCCTTGCCCACCACGATGTTTTCGATCTCGAAAATCTCGCGCAGGTCAGCGATCTGCACCAGGCGGGAGCGGGTGTCGCTCAGGATCGCCTTGAGCTTGGGGTGACGTTTGAGCGCACGCCATGCCTTGTAGCCGATCGCCATGGTGTTGGGCTCTTTGACGATCTTGTTGCGCACGGCCGCTTTGGCTTCGTCCACCACGCCTTCAGGGTCGCTGTTGGGGTCGGTAAAGACTGCGCTGCCGGACAGTGCGATCTTGTTGCCTGTGGGGTAGTTGGCCGGGTTTTGCGTAATGGAGGCAACCATCGCTTCGTGTCGCAAGCGGATGCCTTCCACCACACGGTTGGTGGCGTGGGCCTGCAATGGGAAGGCTGCTTCAGCGTCTTCGCGGTAGTCGATCGGGTATTCCAGATCGTGCTCATCCAGGCTGATATCGATGCCGTCAACGTCATCCGGGTTGATCCGGTTGGACTTGGCACGCAGCGCGCGCTCGGTCGCATACAGCCGGAACACGTCCTTGCCGAAGCGCGGAATCTTGCCGCCTTCCTTGTCCAGAGTTACGAAAGGCAGCAGCTGGTCGCCGATGAATTCGGCGTTGCTGTAGCCCAGTGCGAGCGCACTGAGGACCGGGTCCACAACGCGCAGTTTGCTCAAACGTCCCATGGGTACTTCTCCTGGTGGGTATGGGTTGGAATTACTTGCTGCGCATCACTGCGTGAGCTGCGGTGGCGTAGTCGACCTTGTTGGTCGCTGCGTAAGCGCGGATGCGCTTGTCCTGGGCCACGCGGTCGGGGTCTGCGCCTTCGGCAAACTCCACAGGCGTGTCGCTGGCCTTGTCGGTGTCAACGGTTGCGGCGGCGGCATCGGCCACAGCACGGTCGCGGGTGGCCTGCTCGCCGAACTCCACCTGGGGAGGCAGCGCCCGCAGAAGGTCACGGAAGAGCTCGTGCAAAGGCTTCTTCGCGTCGCCCTCGCCAAACTCCACGTCTGGGGTGGACTGCAGCTGGGTGCCGATGGCTGCAACCTGGCCCTTGAGCGCGGCAGGGATGCGCGCCTCGGAGGCCATGGCCTCGGCAAACGCCACGTTGTCGGCCTGGGCTGCCTCGGCCTTGCGCTTGGCATCGGCGGCTTTGAGCTCAGCGATCTCGCGATCCTTGGCTGCGTTCTGTTCGCGCAACAGCGCGGCTTCTTGTTCGGTCACTGCGGACTCCTGTGATGGTGGTGGTGAACTCGTTTGCGCCTCGCCTTCGGAAAAGGCGGCAGGGGCACCGGCCGCCTGGCGGGCCTGGTTGATGTCTTCGGCCGCGCCCAGCTCAAGGGCGCGCACGTCGTAGTTGGGGATGACCTTGTCCGCTTCTTCTGGGCCAAACTTGCCCACGATCCATTCGCGGATTGCGCGCCAGAGGTTGGCGGCGGTCATGGCATCCCACTCCCCAAACTCCACGCCCTCGCGGAAGCACACGCAGCCGTCATCAGCCTCAGAAAACTCGGGATCGTCCAAGCCCTTCACGCCGGGTGGGTGGGCACCCAAAAAGCCAATGTGGCGCAGATACCAGACGCCTGGCACAGGGTTGTTGGCGTCGGTGGGGCGGTAGAACTTGGCAGAAACGGTGCCGTAGCTGCCAGCGCGGACAGCCTCTGCAAACTCAGGGTCGACCTTGTCGGCGGCTGCAAACAGGCCGCGCTCGGAGGCAGAGAGGGCTACGGTCCAGCCCTTGGCGGGCTGATCAATCTTGGGGTGCCCAATGACCAGGGGCGCCTTGGACTTCTTGGGGTCGTAGGCCTGGGCCGTGGCCTGGATGTCAGCCTGGCTGAACTCGATAACTTCGCCAGCTGCGGTCGTCCAGCGACCGGGCTTGAAGATGTGAAGGGGCTTTGGGGTGACGACGGCTTGTGGCATGGACCGCACTGTCGCGCGGCGGTGGCCTCTTGCCTAAATCAAGCGCTTGAACGTTTTTGAGACGCTGCCTCGTGCGCGTGAGGCAGGTTTTATTCCAGGTTCAGGCGGCCTTGGCGGCGGCTGATGTCATCCTGGTGCATAGCGTCCATGATCTGGCGCACGCGGGTTGGGGTCAGATGGTACTCGCGGGCCAGCTCGTTGTAGTTGCGGCCACTGAAGCGCTCGTACATTTCGCGATCGCGCAGGCTTGCCCGGTAGCGCAGGCCCTTGCCCAGGTAGAAGTTGCGGCCACCTTCTTCTGCGCTCAGTCGCTCGGTCTGGCGCAATGCCAAGGTGGCCAGCTTGTACAGGCGGTCAGGGGTGGGCACAGACTCTTCATCCTCCACCAGCTGCACAAACAGCCACTCCGCAACCGTTCTAAGGTTTTCGGGGTAGCTGGTGTCCAACTGCTGGTGCAGCGGTGCGAGCTGTGCCAGCTCAAGCATCAGACGCCCCGCGTTGCTGCCAGGCCTTGAGCGCTTCGATCAGCACGTCCAGCTGCGCGCTGTTGGCAAAGCGCAGCGCGCTCACATGCACGGTGCGCTCCACCCAGACGTTGAGAGCCGTCGCGCTGGTGTTGTGCACTACGCCATCGCGGCCCAGCTGATTCCACAGCGCCCACACCTTGCGCTCTTTGGGGCTGGCCTGGGCCTTTGAGGCGGCAAAGGTGCGGGCTGCAGGGCGGCGCTGGCTGGCCTTGACCACGCCCATGCGTTCGGCCAGGCCCTGCATGTGGTCGCGCACGCGCTGGCGTTCGATGTCGCTCATGTCTTTGGTGCTGGCCTTTTGAGTCAGGCCCGTGATCAAGACCCGGTAGTCGCTGTCCGACATTTGGAGCTTGGACTTCAGCACATGGATGGCGGCGATGTGATTAGCCATGGCTTACCCCAACAGTGCCGGACCGAGCCACCAGTTCCACAGCCCCAGCAAGCTGCAGCCAAGGAACACCCACTGCTGCACATGCAGTGGCCACTGCCGCTGCCAGGCGCTCACGGTGAGCCAGGCAATGTTGCTGACCAGGAACGCGCCGAAGCCCCAGCCTGGATACGAGGGCAATGCCAGGAGCAACGCCCCGGCCACGCCGAACAAGGATGCGAAGGTAGAGATGATCAGAAGGACGAAATTCATGGTTTTTGATCCTGCGGCGTTTTAGGCCCTTTGTGCCCACTTGGCACCAATGCCCCGGAGAAATGATTTGGGACGATCTGGGACGGGTCTATGCCCTTTCCCGCTGCCTTTGGAGTCCTCCAAAGACCCGGTGTTGTCGGACACCGGGAAACCGGGCTTGCAGCGCCCCCACCTCTGCGGCGGGGAAGGAGTCGTGGTGGCGAAGTGGTACACCAGCACGATGGCGCTCAGAACCTGCGGCAGTTGTGGCCCGAGGAAAGACCGTGGCACCCACCGCTTGCCACACCGGCCTGTCGCACCCCAAGGTGGCCGGTTGTGCGTGATAAATCAGGTTGGCTTAGGAACTGCTGTCTTGGGCTCGTGCCGATTGCAGATCGCCGTGGCGGTCACCCGAAAGCCATACCGATCACACTCCCACCGCGGGCCTTCTGTGGGTGCGGCGTGGCCCGCAAAGACCTCGGCACTGTGTCTGCAGTTACGGCAGCTTGGGCGTTGATTTGCGGTCTGATAGCCAATAGCTGCCTGGCGGGACTGGATGCTGCCCATAGTCAAACCTCGGCCGTGGCTTCGAACGGTGTGACGATGAAGTCCTCAACGCCCGTGACGATGCTGATGCCAGCGATGCCGCGTACGGCCTCGGGTTCGTTCAGCATGGCATCTTTATTGGGTTCGTTCTTCACTCGCACGAAGCGGCCCAGGCCCATGCGCAGCAACGTCTCCAAGACGGTATCTACGCCGCGGATAGAAACGCTAGGGGGGCGCTGGCGCCAGCTCACCTCACCCGTGACCAGGTTGGCGGTTTTGCCCAACTTGTCGCCCTCGCCACACAGCTCCACGCGGTGTGCCTCGCACCATGCCTGTACACCTGTTTGTAGCGCTTCAATGCGCTGAGCCAGATCAGACAGCGCGGGCTGGTGTTGTTGCGTGATGGCGCTGATGGCGTCGTTCATAGCTGCCCGCTCGCGCTCAAACTCGCGCTGCAGATCGCCGATCAGGCGGATGGACTCTGCACAGTCGTTTTTGCTTTGGGGCACTGCTGCCAAGGTTTTGGATTTAATGCGGGTTGCCATTGCGTGTTCCTTTGACGTGAATGAAGTCTGATCAGCAGCGGTGGCCACGGCTCTCGATACGCTGGTAGTCCAGCGAACCAGGCCGCAGTGAAACCATGCGCGGGGGCACGTATTCGCCTAGCATCACGTTGATACGGCGCGGCAGTGCCACTGGCAGAGCCGCAGTCGCTGACGGCGGCTCCTTTGGTTCAGTGGTATGAACAGCCACAGCACGGGCGCTGCTGCGAACGAACCAGACCTTGTCGCCGCTATCAGTCCGGTCGAAATCGAGCCAGCCCAGATCCACCAGATTGCCCAGGCGCTTGAACAGCTGCTTGCGACTCATCGCCGCGAAATGCATACACAAGACCGCAGCTGTGCAGCGGCCATGCTCTTTCAGGTGTTTGATGACAGCCGCGCTTTCGGGGCTGAGAGTGGATTTGCGGTTCATGACTTTTGACCTTTCGCTTGTGCAATCTGTGCACGCATGGCGCGCACGGTGGGGCTGAGCCCGCCACGTGCAGGCGCAGTGGCTGCAGGACGGGGGGCGGCTGCTGGTGCTTGCACCAGGTCGGCCACGCTGGTTGGGCCATTGACGGTGGGAGCGCGGGGCCCGGTGCGCAGCTCCTGCTCACGCTTTTGCTCTGCAGCGGCTTCGTGCTTGTCGGCCATGCCTGCCAGGATCGTGAACAGGTAGCTGTGGTTGCTCATGGGCAGGGCCAGCCGATCCATGGCCCGCGCCGTGAGCATTTGCTCAATGGCTTGCGCCCAGTGCGCCAGGGGCGCATCCCACTCGCGCCCCTTGTGCGTGATGGACCTGGCCTCTAGGCATGGCACCAACTGGTTCAGCAGGCGCAGCTTCTTCGTGTTGGTGAGGCGCTGGCTTGCTGGCGTGAACAAGGTCAGGTACTGGAGCACCAAAGTGCCCAGCGGCACGCTAATCTGCACCAGGCGATCAAACGTGCGGTCGGACTCCAGGCGCCCGAGGATCTGTTCAAACGTGAGTTCAGCAGAGCACACGGGGCAGGACAGCTTTTCAGGTGCGATGCTCAAAACGGCCACCCCTTCGCTTGCAGGTAACCGGCAGCGGCACCAATCAGGCCAGCGATGGCGATGCAGCAGCACAAGTCAGCCACCGCGCGGCGCCAACCCAAGAGGCGGCGCGCACGACGAGGGCCTTGCTCGATAGCGCCAGGGGCAAAGTAGTAGCCGCCGGGCGGCAACGCCTCGGTGTCGTGTTGTTCGAAGCGGCTGCAGGAGCAGCCAGAGCGGGCTTGGCATACGCCCAGTTCTTCACAGGTACGGCGGCTCATGGCTTGGCTCCCACAATGCATTTGACGGCAATGTTCTTGGCCTCGGGCCAGTCGGCCATCGTTTGCTCCACGGCTTCGCAGGAGCTTTTAAACAAGCCCGAGAAGCTCAGGCGCCACTGGGCGGTGATGACGGTGATGCGGTAGATGGCCATGGCTCAGCACCCCGCAATCACCTGGGCATCCACCTTGGGGAAGCCCACGGCAGCCGCAGCATTGAGCGCCCGGCACACCAGGTTGTTGACCACCTGGGGGTAGCAGATGCTGACCACCTCGTTGGTGCGGTGGCCGTGCGCCGTGTGAATCAGCCGGGCCCGGATGGCGTCGATCGCATCGGGCTCAAACACCTTGTCCAACGTGAGGCCCATGCGCTGGAACTTGAGCTGCAGGTACGCCTCGACGTCGTTGTCCAGCGGCTCCATCGTGATTTGCTCGCAACGCTGCACAATCTCGCGCACTTCTGGGTTGCGTTCGCTCAGGATGTCGAACAGTTCGTTTTGACCGATAAGGCAGACGCCCAGCAGGCGACGCAGGCCATCTTTCAGCTCCATGAAGTTCTTCAGGTGCTTGAGAGTGGGGATGGGCAAGCGGTGGGCTTCCTCAATCACCAGCAAGTGGGTGTAGCCCGCGCTGCGACTACCCTTGAGCAGCTCGTGCACCTGCTTGTAGCGGGCCTGTGGGCTGCTTTTGAGGGACACGCCAGGCGCCAGGGCGTCCACGATGGCTTCGGCGATGTGGCCACTGCGCAGGGGCTTGCCGCGTGCCTCGCTGGCCTCCATGCCCTGCACATAGGGCTTGATCAGGACGATGGGGCGGCGCTCTTCGCGGATGCGCTCTTCCAGCTCCTCGCGCAGGGTGGACTTGCCCGAGCCGCTTTGACCGATGATGGCGATGAAGCCGTGGTTGGTTGCAGCGTCCAGCATGGCAGCGCGCACGTAGCGGCCATGCTGCGTGGCGAATACGTCTTCGCGGCTGGCAATGTCATCCACGAAGGGGCTGCGTGTAAGGCCAAACGCTTTGCGTGCTGCCGGGGTGAGGGTTTCGTTCTTCAGTAACATCGGCTCTTCCTCTTTGGGTTCGGTTGGTTCTGGGTTCACGGGGGCGGCCTCGGCGTGTTGCAAGCACTCCGGGGCCAACTTCTTTGCGGGGGGCAAAACGATGTCACGCAGGTGCGCCATGGAGGCGCCGCGCGATTTGAGAAAGGCCACTACCCGCTGGCGCACCTCGCTAGCGCGGCGAACGGGCAATTGCCCATGGGCCACCAGGCGGCTGGCGGCGCTGCGCGACAGGTCAGCGGCGCGGGCCAGGTCGCGTGCAGGTATGCTCAGCTCGGCCAGAATGGGCTGCAGCGGCGGCAGGTTGGTTATGGTGGCTGCGGTGTTCATTGACCACCTCCCACCACGCGCAGGCCAGCACGCACCGTGAGGCGGGCCACCAGGGCGTCCAGCTCAGTTTCTGGAACGCCTTCGGAGTGCAAGCTCTTGAGGGTGCCCACCAGCTCGGGCGACATGGCCACGCCCTTGGCGACCAGGGCCTTGGCGGCTTCAAAGTGGGTTAGCAGCTCGGGCTCTGCCTGGGCAACGCGGGTGGTAGCGCCCAGATCGGTGCCCCGGCGCGGCAGCGGCACGGCTGCAGGCAAGCTGGCCTCATGGTGCTTGTACGGGTCAAACGTACCGCCAAAGGGCAGCGCCTTAGCCTTGCGGGCGGCAGCGGCGGCTTTGTCGGTTTCGGTGCCTGTAGCCAGGCGCTCCACCAGCTTGCGGTTGGTGGTAGCCACGGTGTCGGGCAGTGACTTCATTTCGCGGCCGATGAGGGCTGCACCAGCGCTGAAGCCGTGTGCGCCTTCCTTCATTTCGGGCACCGGCACCAGCAGCTCTTGCCCATCGGCATCGTTCTGCACCACGTAGGCGCTGGTTTGGTCGAACGGGTTGTAGGTGATGGATACCTTCTCCCCCACCATGACACCCGCCACATCACGCACGCTCCACACCCGGCCTGCAAAGCGCACGCACAGTTCACGGTCTACCTTGGGGGTTTCTGGGGCATGCGTCAGCAGTTGCCGGGCCAAGGCTTCATCCACCAGGCGCAACTGCTGCTGGGTGATTTCCATCCACTTGGCCCAACGCGTCATCTTGTGGCGTGTGTGCTTGCGAGCGCTGTTGTAGTAGCGCATCCACGTCTGCGCCTTCTCATTGATCCATTCAATGCCAGGCACATGCGTGAACTTGAATCCGCTCTCAAAGTTTGTCTCAACCAGGTTGTGGGCGTTCTCCACCTGGCCTTTGGCGCGGGCGTTTCCGGCCTTGTTGACCACCGGAGTCACCTGCAGACGGCGCAGCAGGTTCATGAAGGCGCCCCCAATGCCTGCGCTGCCGGGGTCCATCATCAGGTGAAAGGGCACCCCGTGCATTTGCTGCTGGGGCCGTGGCTGGATGGCCCGCAGGAACGACTCGGCCATGTTCACCGTGCTCTCGCCCCCGGCCACGTAGTGCACAAAAATGGAGCCGCTGCAGTGGTCGGTGAGCACGTAGCGCGTGAGGCGCTGGCGCTTGATCTTCTCGAAGTTCTCGGGCTTGTTCTTGTAGAACACGCCGGGGGGCATGTCTTGCATGCCCGCCTGGCGCTCGCCGGGCACATAAAACAATGTGCTGATGGAAGCGTCGATCTGCCACACATCGTTGGGGTGGTCGCTGGCCAGGGCCTGCACGGGGGCCGTGGCGCGCAGTTGCTCGGGGTGCAGCGCATAGGCGCGCAGTGCGCGGGCGCAAGCACTGTCGGAGAGCTGGCGGGTTTCGCCCGTCTCGGGGTCTATCGCGCTGGCGAACAGGGGCGATTCGGCGCGCAGTTGCTCCAACGAGAGCTTGAGGGCTTGGATGGATTTGTCGTTGGCGCGGTAGCCCTCCATCATGTGGGTCGACAGGCGCTGTGCGTCTGCCAGGCTCAATGTGGTGTTGCCCGCATCGCTGCGGCGTTTGCGTTGGGGTTGCACGGTGACTTCCTTCAAGCGGCGCATGAGCGTGGCGCGGGACATATCCAGTTGCTGGCAGGCGGCGGCATACACAGTCTCTTTGCCACCATGGCCCGCCGCATAGGCGCGGCGGTGCACGTCCAGCAGGGCGTCGATCAAGGCAGGGCTCAGACTCATGGCACAGGGTTGGTTCAGTTGGCAGCGGCAGTACCGGCGGTGCTTGCAGGGTTGGCCTGCGCCCAGCGTTCCCACTCTGGCGTGTCGTCACTTACTGCATCCGGCAGGTTGAACTCGTCACGCAGGGCCGTGATTTCCGCTTGCACCTGGGCTACCAGGCCCGCCATGAAAGTGAGCTTGCTGGGGTGGTCTGCTGCATCGTTGAGTGCGACCAGCGCCTGGCGCAGACGGCCACGCACCATGCCCAGGGACGCATCCACCACTTCGCCCGCCTCTGCCTTGATCTTGGCAAGCGCCTCGTCCGGCTTGAGGTGCTTGACCAGGCGCACCTCTTCGTGCAGCTCGGTGTTGACGGCCTCTTGGCGCTCGGCGCGGGCCTTTTGCTTATCGGCCTCGGCGCGGGCCTTGCGGACGGCGATGCGCAGTTCCTTTACAGACATGCCACCCAGATCATCGAGAGCAAGTTCGCCTGTCTGGCCCAGTTCGGTGAGGTCTTCAAGCTGCTCGTTGTCTAAAACCAGGAGTTCAACCAGCTTTTTCACGCCGAAGTTCTCCAGCAAATGCGAACTCGAGTTCGCATTTGACGCAAATCGGCGAGTCACGCTCATGTATTGCTGAGCCGCACGCGGAGCCAGTCCGAGACGTTCGAGGGTGGGCAGGAACATGCCGTGCTGCAGATTCTCGCGAAGCAAAAGGAGATAGCCGCCCAGCTCGAACACCGCCATGCCAATTCTGCGGATAGCGTCTTTGGCTGAGTTCTCCAGTACCGCGGGGTCTGTGCTGCCCTGGTAGTTGAGTAGCAGGGCCAGCGCGCTGACGCGCTCGTTTTGCTCTAGCGTGGCCACTGCCAGCTGGTTAGCAGCGGCCATGGTCTGGTCAATGACGGCCATTTCTACGGCGACTTCTTTGCTCTTGGGTGCGGGGGTGGGTTTGTTGGCCATAGCGGCTGCAGGTTCTTGGGGTTACAGGGAATAGCGGTCTGTTTGGTCGGCGGGTACGGCGTAACGCTGGCTGAGCTCGGTCAGGCGGCGCTGTGCCTGGTTGAGGTTTGCGCCCACGGTGACGGCGATGCGCACAAAGGGCACGCCCAGGCGCCAGCGGTTGGTGCCCTCCACGCGCTCGACAAAGCCGGTTTCAGCTTCCAGCGCAGGTAGGTTCTGGCTCACCCAACTGGGCGGCACGCCCAGGCCCTTGGCAATCTCGCCCGGCGCCAGGCCCAGCACCTCATGGCCAGCCAGCAGGCGCAGTAGGTCGCAGGTCTTGCGGATGGGCGCGGCCAGGGGGTAGGTCTTCTCGCTCATGCCGCTGCTCCCGCTGCCAGGTCGTGCTTGGATTGCTCGTAGCCGTACTGGAACCCAGCATTGCGGGCGTCGTCATGTGCTGTGCCGCTGGGCCAGGGGCTGGACTGGAACTTCAGCCCATGGGCCTTGAGGCACCCAGCCCATGCGCCGTGCTTCCACTCGGGGCTGCGGGGGCACCGCTGCACATTGGTCGCAAACCAGGCATTGGCGCGGGCCAGTGTGGTTACTTCTTGCTTGCTCATGCTTCAAACTCCAATTCAGGCGTGGCGTACTGCGCCACGTTGTGGTGGTGGGCGGCGACCTGCTGCAGGTGGTTGCGCAGGGCGTTCAGGGTGGCGGCAGGGTCGACCTTGCCGTCTGCCTCGTAGAAGTCGGTGAGCAGTTGCAGGGCCTGCGCAAAGCCGGTGTTCAGCTCCACCATGTCGGCGGGCTGGGCCTTGCGGCCCGTAGGTATATCCACCAGCAACTTGCCATCGGTCGCCGCCATCCAGCGGGCCACCAGGTTGATGCCGCAGGCATGCTCAAACGCGGGGGCCAGCACCAGGGGCATGCGGCCGTTGGCGATCCACTTGTAAAGAGACCAGTGGTCTTCCAGACCCATGCGCTCAGCAATGCGCTCCACGCTCAGGTTGTGGCGCTCCAGCGCAAAGTCTTTGCAGCCCTTCAGGGCGTCGCGCAACGTGGCGGGTTGCCAGCGTTTCCAATTGCGGCGGCTCATTGGAAGACCTCTTGCAAGCGGATTAATCCGCCCGCCAAACAAATAGCGGCCTTGCATGTCGTGCAAAACGTTTGCAGGTGGCAAAGTGTGGGCATCTCAACACCCACCAAAAAAGGACGACGATGCAACAACCCCTACCCCTGCCAGATGTTCTGCAGGCGCTGCTAGAGCAGGTGCAGCAGTTGCACATGGCGCAGACGGTTCAAAGCACGGCGTATGTGGCGCTGGCGCGGCACTTGGCTGTGCAGGGCTATGCAGACTTGCCGACGCTGGCGAATGACCTGGACACCTTGGCCCAGGTGCAGAACGAGCCAGGCTGGCAATCTGGCCTGCAAGAGCTTTCAGCCTCACTGCGTTTTGCCGATGACCTGCCATCACGCGGGAGGAAATGATGGTGGCCTGTTGAGTTGTCAGCGCGCTCATGCTGCGGCCCCTGCGTGCTGAGCCGCTGCGGTCCGCTGGGCGGGCGCCACCCGTGCCGGGCGGGTGGTGAGCTGGCCGCGCTTCATGCCCAGCAGCACGGCGATGTTGTGGCTCATGCCGCGCAGGCACTTCTTGCGCCCGGCCAGTACTTCGCGCACCAGGCTGTCGTGCATGCCGTTTTCGCGTGCCCACTGGGCAACGGTGATGCCCTGGTAGTCGAGCCAGGCGCGGGCCTCTTCGGCGGTGCGGAGCTTGGTCATAATGGTGTGACTTGGTGTTACAGAATCAGGAGGGATAGATGGCAACTTCGACGTGTCCGAAATGCGATTCACACAGGTTTGAGATGAAGGAGCACTCGCCTGAGGGCTCACGCCTCAAGGTGAACTTCGTGCAATGCCGGAGCTGCGGCGCGGTGGTGGGCGTCATGGACTACCACAGCGTTCCCCTGCTGCTGGAGAAGCTCGCCGACAAACTGGGTGTCAAGCTCTGACAGCCTTGCCAGACTGGATCCAGCAATGGCATGGCCCATGGCTTCGTCGCCCCGCTCCAGCGCTGCGCTGATGGCTGACCGCGCTTCATCGGTGAGGTAAGTGGGCAGGTTTTGGAGGTTCATTTTTTTGGGCCTTCGGTGTGCGGTTAAGAGGTTCTAGGCTGGCTTGGGTGTGATTATGGTAGATAAAAATCAACCTTGCAATGGGTTTGTGTAGATATTTATGAACCTTCATGAGCGTCTCAAGGAAGAGCGGGAGCGGCTCGGCCATAGCCAGACGGCTTTTGCCGCGCTTGCTGGCGCGTCAAAGCACGCGCAAATCAACTGGGAAAAAGGCGCTGCATCGCCAAACGCAGCCGCGCTTGCAGCTTGGGCAGACGCGGGTTTGGATGTGCTCTACGTGGTCACCGGCCAGCGCGCAGGCGGCGCATCAGCCCCGCCCCCGCCGCGTGCCGTGAGTGAGGGCGACCGCATCCTGCTGGACAACTTTCACGCGGCCCCCGCGCAGGTGCAGGCCGGGGTCAAGACGGCGCTTGGCGCGTTCGCGCCTGGGGGCGCTGGAGTAAAGAGCCGCAAGCGTGCGGCGTGATGTGGCTTTCGATTTACAAAGGGAGGAACGGCGATGGGCTTTTTATTCTGGGCATTGATCGGCGCGCTCATCGGGGTGTCGGCCGCGAAAAAACGAGGCCTTGGCACCGCCAGTGGCGTGGTGGGAGGAATGCTTCTGGGACCGTTGGCTGTGCTGATGTTTTTCGTCAGCGGTGACCGCAAGCGCTGCCCTGAATGCGATGAGTGGATCAGCAAGAAAGCGAAGATTTGCCCTCACTGCAAAAGCCAGCTTGGGGCATCGGTGAGATCATGA